TGGCACGACCATTACTAGCTTCGGCACGGGTAATGGCGGTATCGGCACCTATAACATCAGCGTTCCGCCGTCTGCTGCCATTACTGGCGGCACGATTACCGGCACTGGAACTGGCCTTGTTAGTTCGGTTGCCTATGGCCTGGATAATTGCATCAATCTGTGGAACCCCGTTGCACTTCTGGGTCGCGCGGTCAGCATTACGTCCACGACCAGCCAGATTTCTGCCGCTACCTTCACCGTTCGCGGCTTTGACGTATATGGCTTCCCAGTTACCGAGGTTATTACGACTTCCGGCACATCTGCCACGACCACAAACGGCAAAAAGGCGTTCCGCTATATCCTGTCTGTCACGCCGAATACGACTGATGGCACCGGAAGCTATTCGGTGGATACGACCGACATTATTGGCTTCCCGCTTCGCTCCGATACTTTCCAGATCGGCACCGAGTATGACATTGCCATTGCTTCTAACAATGCTACCGTTGCGGCCACGACCGGCTACACCGCTGCCGTAAAGACCGTGGCTACTGCAACTACGGGCGACGTGCGCGGCACTTTTGCGCTTCAGACGCCTTCTAATGGCACACTTCGCTTCCTGACGACGCAGAGCCCGCCGCTCCCTGCGCTTGGCAGTATCGCTGGTCTATTCGGCGTCACCCAGTACGCAGATTTTTAAGGAGACATGATATGAAGGGCCACAAGAGTAATCATCATCGCAAGCACCGCGAAACTGGCGGTGTCAACGAGGCGGAAGAAGACCTGAAGACGAAGCCGGAAGCTTACACTGACGCCAAGAAGATTGATTCTGAGGCGGAGGAAATGGAAGAGCGCAAGTCTGGTGGCCGCGCCAAGCGGAAGCATGGCGGCAAGATGGTCGGCATGGTAGAAGGCAAGCACGCCAAGCATCACGCTGGTCACAAGCCCCGCAAGGCTGGTGGCCGCGCGACTTCCGATATGAACCCGTTTACTTCGGCCCGCAAGGGTACTCCTGCCAAGGGTCGCAAGCTTGAAATGGAAATGGATTAATTGGGGGCCGTGCATTGACTGCATGAGCGGGGGCCTTGTGCCCCCGTTTTGCCTTGAGGGAACAGAGTAAATGCAGAATATTGTTCTGACGCAGACCGGAACTGGCAGTTCGCGCGTTGCGATCCCTGATTTTTTCAAGGACACGTTCAATATCGGCTTGCAGGCTATCGTAACCGGTACTGTGACTTACACGGTTTGGTATACTCTGGATGATACCCAGGCTGATGGCTATGTTCCTTCGACTGGAAATTGGTTTCCTGTTGCATCGCAGATGCTTGCAGCCACAGCAACAAATGCGGCGCAGTTGGTGACGCCATGCAAGGGTATATATTTGCAGGTTACGGCTGGGACTGGAACAGTTGCCCTTACAATTCAGCAGGCTGGTACGAGGTAGTCGCGCCTCACGGAGTGAGAGATGACGACTAGCGGAACATATAACTACAATCCGGGATTGGGAGAGGCGACAATATACGCCTTCAATCTGTGTGGCATCCGTGGCACGGCTATTCTCCAAGAACACATGGAATCGGCCCGCATGGCAGCAAATATGCTGCTGGGTCGCTGGAGTAGCCAGGGGGTAAATCTTTGGGCCGTCGATCTTCAGACAATTAATTTGGTTCAGGGCACTTCAACATATTCTGTCCCAGCTAATACGATTGTGATGCTGGATGCCTATGTTACGACAACAAACGGCGGCGTCCCGATCAATCGACTTATTTTGCCTATCAGCCGCACAGAGTATGCCAGCTACCCAAATCCGCAGCAGCAAGGCTTCCCGACTACCTATTGGATGGATCGCCTTCTAGCGCCTTCTGTGACACTCTGGCCGGTACCTGACGGCAATGAGGTATCATTTAGTTACTACAGAGTCCGGCAGGTACAGGATTCCGCCTTTACGTCCGGTCAACAGGTGGAGATTCCATATTATTTTCTGGAGGCATTCGCGTATGGTCTAGCCCAGCGTTTAGCTATGATCTGGGCGTCGGACAAGGTTGCCATGCTGAAGCCGTTAGCGGATGAGGCATATGCTATTGCGGCGGCTCAGAACATCGAGACCGCCGCAACTTACATTAGCCCCATGATTTCGTCATACTTCCGACCATGAATAGTGAAAACGTTTTCTATATCTACGAACACTGGCGTCCTGATAAGGGCGTTTGTTTCTATGTTGGAAAGGGAAAAGACAAACGCGCTTGGGACATGAAAAACATGCGCAATTGCCATCATAAGGCTGTCGTATCAAAACTTACAGCCATGGGATTTAGTGTAGATGTCCGCATAATCGTATCTGGCCTATCCTCAACGGCGGCACTTGCAGTCGAAATAGATCGCATTGCGACGTACAGCAGGGAAACCCTTACAAATATGACGCGCGGCGGCGATGGGCTAGTCGATCCAAGCCCTGCCGTTAGAAAGCGCATGTCTGAATCTCAGAAGACAAGATTTGCACGGCCTGAAGAAAGAGAGAAAATGAGCGCCAGGGTTACGGGACGAGTAACATCTGATGAGACTAAAAAGAAACTATCAATAACCAGCAGCGGTCGTAAGTATTCCAAAGAAACTATCAAAAAGATGAAGGTGGCCGCAAAAATACGTGGTATTTCGGCAGCGACTAGAGAAGCGCAGGTTAAGGCAATTACAGGTAAAAAGCGCGCGCCGTTCAAGGAATCTACCATTATAAAAATGCGCGCCGCTGCTAAAGTCAGAGAAGAAAAAAAGCGCCTAGCTCGCGAGGTCTCCTGATATGGCCTACGCGTCACAAACTGGAAGAGCTAGAACAAATCCCAGTGACCCAAATGCCCACGCTATCTGTGACCGCTGTGGATTTCGGTACAATTGGATTGATTTAAATTGGCAGAATGAGTGGCGCGGTGCGTCTCTCATGAACATCCGCATTTTGGTTTGTCGTCGGTGTTTAGACACGCCTCAAGAACAATTACGCGCCATTGTTGTACCTGCTGACCCGCTGCCTATCATCAATGCGCGAGTTCAAGACTTTGCAATAGCTGAGACTAATTACCAGACCATCACTCAGCTACCTGTTTACGATCCGACAACCGGCATTCCAATTCCGGGAACGACCACGCTTGTCACCCAAGACGGGCGCAATCTCGCCACACAGGAAACGGGACCGCCCACTGGGCTAACGCAGTCTGCTATTATGCCGTTGCAAGGCAACGTTCATTATGGCGTTTGTCTAAATCTGCTTTCGGTTACTGCGAACGGCACGACAATCATCACCGTGACTTGTTCGTCGCCGCACGGACTTTCTACGAACGGACAGATTGCAGCGGAGGGCCTGTCTAACAACAAAGCGGATGGCTTCTATAGTGTGACGGTGCTTGGGGCCATGTCGTTTACCTACATGACAAATACCGTTATACCGAGTGGATCACTTTTGACAGCTACCGCATTGATTACAACTGCTTCTGTCGGGTTGCCGTTGCAATTCGATCAGATACCGCAGACGGGGATTTAGACTTAGATGCAAGCATGTTCTAAATGCCATGTTGAAAAGCCGCTGGAGGATTTTTACCAGCGTAAAAATGGTGCGTACAGAAAGGATTGCAAATCCTGCTTTACTCAAAAGACTAAAGAGTGGAAAGAAAAAAACGCGGACAAAATGCGTGAATACTGGCGTCTTTATTGCTTAGAGGCATACCGTAAGAATCCTGAAAAGGGCAAAGAAAAGGCTCGTCGTTATCGCGCGGCAAACCCAGATCGAGTTAAAATTACGTGGGCTGACAACAATAAAAAAAGATGGGCAAACATTACGCCGGAAAAAAAAGAACAAGAAAAGAAAAGGCTACGTATATTTTACGAGAAAAATAGAGAGAAACAGTTAGCCAGAACTAGCGCAGCAAAAAAGCGCAATAGGGGTCATTATACTGCTTACCAAAACGCCAGACGGGCACTCCAATTGTCTGCTTCTCCGCCATGGCTTTCTGCAATTCAGCTAAACCAAATCGCTGAAATGTATGATGTTGCCGTAGCGTGCAACATGCAGACTGGAATTAAACATCACGTAGATCACATTGTTCCTTTGCGCGGAAAGGCAGTGCGTGGACTTCATGTTCCATGGAATTTACAAGTAATTCCTGCGATTCAAAATCACCGAAAACACAATAAGCTTGTCGAAGAGTATTTACGTTGAGCACAGTAACCATTCCCCAGCTTCCCATGGCAATCTCCTTGGCTGGAGCCGAGCAGATGGAAGCTGTTCAGGCTGGCGTTTCGGTTCGCTTCACCACGGCGCTTTTGGCACAGTACGTCGCTACCTTTGTCATTGTCCCGGCCATAACGACCTTCCCGCAAGTCACCAAGACGGCAAACTACGCATTAAATCCGCTCACTGACTATTATGTTCTATGCACCACAAATGCGTTCACCCTAACGCTTCCGTCTGCCATTGGTCTTGGTGGAAAGACGTTTGTGTTACTCAACGGAAACACAGGCGCATCTGGACATTACATAAGTCTAGCAACTGTACTTGGACAAACGGTTAGCCTTTTTTCTTCGCCATATCCAATTGCGCCAGGGGCCGTTTCGATCACAGTATGGAGCGATAATGCAAACTGGTGGGTAAGCTAAGTGTCCCAGCCAGTTGCCACCAATCCACTGACCTATAACGGCTTCGTTACACAGCTTGGCGTGATGACCGTTGAAAATACTACGACTGTCAGCGGTGTCGTGCAGGGTGTCGATGCACCTTTTAACGCACTAATTCCACAGGCATTGAATTACGCAGAGCTAAGAATTAGCCGCGATGTGGACTTGCTACCGTCCCTGACAAATAACAATTATTCGCTGGCCGCTGGAAACAACGTCCTACAGATTTCAACCAATGATTTTGTGACGATCCAGACCATTCAGGTTGGAACGGGAAACCCGCCCCTTCTGCCAGTTTCTAAGGAATATTTGCAGACCGTATGGGGTAGCAATGCCGTTATAGGAACGCCAAAAGCGTTCGCCATGATTGGCGGTGATCTAACTACGGCTGGAAATACCTATAATAACATCATGGTTGGACCGTATCCCGACACAACTTATGCTGTGTCTATATATGGCACGATCAGGATGCCGTCCCTGTATCTCAACGCAACGCAGGCGCTTGCAAACACCGCAACAACCTTTATCAGCCAATGGCTTCCCGATCTTCTTATGCAGGCGGCTATGATTTATGTGTCTCAGTTCCAGCGGAATTTCAGCCCCACAAGTAATGATCCGCAGATGCCGGGCTCGTATGAGAGCCAGTATCAAACATTGCTCAAGGGCGCGATTGTTGAAGAGGCCAGGAAACGATTTACGGCATCCGCCTGGTCTTCCATGTCACCAGCTACCGTTGCTACCCCGACGCGAGGTGCTTAAATGCCTCACGCCTCAGTTCGTGTAACGCCGGGAATCAATACTACCGAAACACCTGCTTTGAACGAGGCGGGGATTTCATCGAGCAATCTAATCCGCTTTATGCCTGACACGGTATTGGGCGGGATAACCCAAAAGTTGGGCGGGTGGACAAAATTCTATCCCAACACAATAGCTGCGATTGTACGCGCGCTATGGGCTTTCGAGGACACCAACAGTCAGGCGCACCTTGCACTGGGTACGCAGAATATTGGCAGTTCTGGGCAGGCACAACTTGCCGTCATAACAAACAATAGCTTGTCGGACATCACGCCACGTGACACGGCAGATAATATTGCACTTGCAGTTGCAACTACGTCTGGAAGCGCCAGCGTCGTTATCACAGACACAACCACGGGAAATATCACCAATTACGATAGCGTCTATATCCCGGCGCACATCAGTATTGGCGGTATTGTTCTGTTTGGCCTTTATGCCTGCGACCCTGATGGCTATATCAGTGCAACTAGCTATACCGTGTTTTCACGGGACATTCTGGGAAACTTACTGCCTGCAACATCAAGCTCTTCATCGCCCGTTGTAGCAAAATTTACGACGACAAATACAACGTCCACCGTCTCTGTTCTACTGCCAAATCATGGGTATGTTGTTGGAAGCACGTACCCTGTTTTGATACCGACTACGGTAGGTGGAATTGCATTCTACGGAAATTACATCGTTCAGTCGGTAACTGACGCAAGCAATTTTGTTATTATTGGCACATCGACTGCCACGTCATCCACCACTGGCTATATCAATGGCGGAAATGCGCAGTACATTTACAACTTCGGCGTAGGGGCTATTCCATCAGGTACTGGTTACGGTATCGGCGGATATGGCTCTGGCGGCTATGGCAGTGGCACTGCCATTGTCCCGTCCACAGGAACGCCCATAGGGGCAAACAATTGGACGCTGGATAACTGGGGGCAGGTTCTTATCGCTTGCGCTATAGAGCCCGCAGAAACGCTCTCATCCACGATTGCGCCTTACCAACCGATATACTTTTGGGACTCAACCGCCGGGGCACCGACAGCAGAGGTAATTCCGCAGGCCCCGCCATTCAATGACGGCATATTTATCGCTATGCCGCAGCGTCAGATTGTAGCCTGGGGATCGACATTCACGGGCATCCCCGATCCGCTCTTACTGCGCTGGTGCGACGTAAACAACTACGGGTCATGGATTGCGCTTCCCACAAACCAAGCCGGTTCCTTTCGCCTTCCGAAAGGATCGAAGATCGTTGGGGGTCTTCAGGTTCCGCAACAGGCGCTTATATGGACCGATATTGGCGTGTGGTCGATGCAGTACATCAATCTGCCTCTAGTGTATTCCTTCAATGAAATTGGCTCTGGCTGCGGCCTTATCGCCCGCAAGGCGGCTGCATCCTATGGCGGCATCGTCTATTGGATGGGGCCTTCGCAGTTTTATTCTCTTACCTCAACAGGCGTCACGCCCGTTCAGTGTCCTGTTTGGGATGTAATTTTCCAAAACCTAGACCAAACAAATTTGGATAAAATTAGGGTCGCGGTAAATTCACGGTTTGGGGAGGTCGCATGGTACTATCCAACGATTAGTAGTGGGGGCGAGGTCAACGCCTATGTGAAGTACAATACACTTCTGGGCCAGTGGGACTTCGGCAGCCTTGGGCGTTCAGCATGGGTGGACCAGTCAGTGCTAGGACCGCCGATAGGCGCTGACCCAAGTACGCTATATCTCTATCAGCATGAAACATCGCCAGATGCGGATGGTCAGCCACTTCTAGCCAGCTTTCAAACTGGATATTTCGCCATGGCAGAGGGCGACCTAAAGACGTTTGTGGATCAAGTGTGGCCTGACATGAAATGGGGTTATTACGGTGGTTCGCAGAACGCGACCGTGAACATCACATTCTATGTGGCTGATTATGCGGGACAGACACCAACAGTTTATGGGCCTTATTCCGTAACCCAAAGCAGCACATTCTTTACGCCGCGCTTTCGTGGCCGCCTAGTATCAATTGGAGTGGCGAGTAACGATACTGGCTCATGGTGGCGGCTTGGAAACATTCGCTATCGGTATAGCCCTGACGGGAAATTCTAATGAGCGCATCACTATCAGACATTTTAACAACTGCAAAAAATGTCGTAACGGCGATCAATGGGATGGCGCAGACATACCTTGCTGTTCAGGGCGCGCAGAGTCAGGCTTTAATATCTGTTGCTACACTGGTAAAAAATACCAGCGGCAGGATTTGCACAATCAGCGTTACGACGGCTGGGAGCGCGACCGGGACGATTGTGGATTCCAACAATGCATCAAACACAGCGCGGGTGATTTACGTAATTCCAGAAGCCGTTGGCGAGTATGTCGTGAATCTACCGACTAACTACGGTATTTTGGTTATCCCAGGCACAAGCCAAGTGCTTACAGTGAGCTATTCATGATTACGAAATATCATGTGCCAAAGCCGCACGGAATGAAGAAAATGCATCTTCACGTTGGTCCAATTCATAGCGCAGTAGCGGGGCGAACAGATCACCTTCCGATGCACGTTCCGAGCGGATCGTATGTAATTCCAGCCGATATAATTTCCTCAATGGGAGAGGGGAACACGATAAACGGCTTTAAGCATATGCGAAGAATGTTCGGCGGAAGCCCGTATGGCGGCAGTAGCGGCCCCTACGGACAGGGCGCAGGCCCGTATGGCGAGGCGGTACAGAATGGGAAGGCGGCGGGCGGGGAAGTGTCCTCCGTGCCTATCGTGGCGGCGGGCGGGGAATACGTTTTATCGCCCGAAGAAGTCATGCACGCTGGGGACGGAGACCTTGATATGGGCCATAAAGTCTTAGACGAATTTGTTAAACGGACGCGCGCGCAGGCGATTAAAACGCTGAAGGCGCTACCACCTCCAAAGAGAGACTAAATGAGCGATCAAGAAGACCTAAAAATACGCCTCGCTACCGTTCCTGATTTAGACGAAATCATGAAGCTGGCGATTGCGGCGAGCGGCGAAAATAGCTTTCTCAAAGCATCGCCCGCACGGCTCGCGGCAGAGATTTGGCCAGCCCTGAATTTAGACCATGGTCTTTGCGGAGTAATCGGCAAGGAAAACGGAAGCATAGAAGGCGCGGTTCTTTTGCGAATTGGAACAATGTGGTATTCAGACAGCATAGTTCTTGAGGAGCGGGCCATTTTTATTGATCCAGTACATAGAAGCGCCAAGGGTGGCCGCGCCAGGAAGCTTTGCGAGTTCAGCAAAAAGGTGTCTGACACGCTCGGGATTCCGCTGCTCATAGGGGTACTTTCTAACGCGCGCACGCAGGGAAAGATCAAGATGTACGAACGGCAATTTGGCCCGCAGGCAGGCGCTTTCTTTTTGTACGGAGCCGCCACGGGCACCACACCGCAGACACATTAGGGGTTTGAGTTGAACGATTACCGTTTTTATGTCTACGAGCATTGGCGTCCTGACCGGGACGAGTGCTTTTACGTGGGGAAAGGAAAGGGCGGTAGGGCTCACGATATGCATCGTGGCCGTAATCGGTTTCATAAATTTATTCAGGCAAAGCTATCCCGTATTGGTATGGCAGTAGATGTTCGCCTAATTGCTATGTGCCTAACTGAAAACGATGCCTTTGCCTTGGAGCGTGAGCGTATTTCATTTTGGCGTGCTGATGGCGTTGACTTGGCCAACATTACTGATGGTGGTGACGGCCCAAGCGGAAGAAAGCACACCGAAGAGTGGAAGTTGGCCAATAGCGAGAGAATGAAAGGGCGCAAACCTTCTGCTGAAACACGGGCGAAAATGTCTGCTGCCGCTATTGGAAATACTAAGGGGCTTGGAAAGAAAAGACCGGAAGAAGCATCGCGCATAACTGCTGAAAAAAATCGCGGTAAAAAGCGCAGTGCTGAAGTAAGGCTGCATTTAAGTGAAATAAGAAAAGTAAACCCTACGTTTAAAGGGCGTCATCATACTGCTGAATCAATTGCTAAGATAAAAGCTCCGCAAATTGGTCGGCCAAAGTCAGAAGAGACTAAGGCTAAGATGCGAAAGCCCAAGAGCGAAGAACATAAGCGTAAGATTGCCGCTATTCGCCTTGGAAAGAAACATACTCCGGAAACTCTTGCGAAACTTTCGGACGCGGTAAAACGCGGATGGGAAAATCGCAGGCGCAAAGCCCAGCTAAAAATGATGGATCAATAATATGGGCTCGAAGGGCAGCACTAGCACCCAAAGCGTTTCAATCCCACCTGAAGTGTTGGCAATGTATTCGTCGGTTAACGCCAACGCTCAACAAGTTGCTCAAACACCATTCCAAACCTATAGCGGCGAGTTTGTAGCCCCGGTAAATTCTGAACAACAGTCTGGTATTGCCGCTACCAACACGGCGGCAAATCAGGCGCAACCGTATTATTCTGCCGCCACAGGTGCGCTTGGCAGCGCGGCGCAGGCCGGGACAACCGCAAATCAGCAGGCGTCTAATCTCTATGGTGCTGGCTTGGCCGCAGCAGCCCCCGCTACGATTGCATCTGGCGCGGCAGCAAACCCGACAACCTTAGACCAATCCGCTATCAATCAATATCTGTCGCCTTACCTGAACGATGTAGTTGGCAGCACGGCTTCTTTGCTAAACCAGCAAAATCAGCAGGCCATGTCTGGCCAGACTGGAAATGCTATTAGCCAGGGGGCCTTTGGCGGTGATCGTGCCGGTATTGCGGCTGCTGTGCTTCAGGGGCAGCAAAGTCTAAATGAGGGTAATGTTCTCTCCAACCTGTTGAACACAGGCTATCAGAGCGCCCTTGGAACCGCACAGCAGCAGCAGGGCGTCGATTTGTCAGCCCAGCAGGCCAATCTAGCCCGCGAAGGAAGTGCCGCCCAGCAGCTTTATAACGAAGCTAGTGGCACAGCTTCTGGATTGGCCGGTGTTGGCAATCAGCAGTACACTCAGGGCGCTAATACCGCCAATGAACTTGGTGCCCTTGGCACTGGCGCACAGGCGGCTGGTCTTCAAGGTGCGCAGGCGCAGCTTGCGGCTGGACAGGTCGAACAGCAGACCCAGCAGGCGCAAGATACGGCACAGTACAATCAATTCCTTCAGCAGCAATCGTATCCGTTTCAGACGGCACAATTCCTTGCAAATATCGCGGAAGGCACTGGGTCTCTGTCTGGGTCAACTACAACCACGACACAGCCGGGCGGATTTTTCTCGGATAAGCGCCTGAAGGAAGACATTGAGCCAATTGGCGAGACGTATGACGGCCAGAAGATTTACAAATATCGCTATAAGGACGGCGATAAGCGCAAGCAGATTGGTCTCATGGCGCAGGATGTTGAAAAGAAACACCCTCACGCCGTTGGTTTAGCTGGAGGCTATCGCACCGTCGATTACGACAAGGCTACTGAAGGCGCTGCGGAACGCGGGCACTTCTATAAAGGTGGGCTTGTCCCTGCTAATTCCAATGATGAAGAGCGGCGCGCCTATGCCAACGGCGGATACTCTGCGTTTTCCGGCTTAGGCCCGTCTGGCGTTAGTCCGATTGATATTGCCGCGCTGCTTTCCGCTCAGGAACAGATGTATGCTCCATTCGCACAGGCCGGGCTCTATGGCGGTCAGGCTGGCGGCGCGCCACACGGAGGCTCATCCTATGTTCCAGCCGCAAACCTTCCGGTTTCGCATTTGCAGGTCGCTGGGCCACTTCCTAAGCAAGATAGTGAATTGGAACAGGCCGGACAAATCGCTGGTCTTGCCGTTGATGTTTCTAAGGGTACTGACTGGATAAAGAAACAGTTGGCATCTGACGATTCAGATATTAGTGCCCCAAGTGCTGATATGTCTGGAGTTGCCGCCGCAGATCAGGCGGACACAGATAACTATTGGGATCAGAATCAGAATGCGCCAAATTTAAAGCGCGGCGGCCTAGCCAGAGCTAAGCGCGCTGATGGCGGGGCAAATGATGATTTGCCATATGGGCAACAGGGCGGTCTTAATATTCCCGACGACGATCCGCAGGCCAAGCTGGCGACAGCCTCTGGAAATGTATCAAAGCCACAATCTGGTCTGAGCCAATTGAGCGGACTCGCTGGTACAGTCAGCGGCTTGGCAAGCGCAGGTTCATCCATCATGGATCTTTTGCCCTTACTTGCTCTCAAGCATGGTGGCGTTGCCAGCCGCAAGGGCTATGCTGATGGCTCTAGTGTAGATGATGATGGCAATGGCATCGTCAATATGGACATGGAAGACCCAAATTCTTCTTGGGCACGGTCACTAGGAGACTCCGTTCGTGATGCAGAGGCGCAAAGAGCGCAGGTTCGTAGTGCCATAGGCAATGCCGCTAGCGATTTTTGGTCTGGTCTTACCGGAAAGACCGCTCCAAAGTCCTCTGCTTCACCGACAGTATTGGATGTTCCAGTCAACACTGTAACTCCGACTCCTAGGCCGAATATCCCTATTGCCGCGCGTGGGTTAAGTGCGGCATCTAGACAACCTAATATTACAGCCCCTTCCGCTGATCTTGGCGGCTTGGCTGCTTCAGATAACATCTCTGATTCTGATGCAATCGCTGCACAAATGCCCGGCGTCTATGCAGAAATGAACCAGAACAATCAGCCTGCACCGCAGGCAGGCGGCCTAGCGTCCGTGTCTGTGCCGCCCGCCACTGACACATCTGCCGGTCCTGGCTGGTTCGATAAGGCAACTGCTGATGGCAAAGTTGGCGCTAACGGCAAGGAAATTCCCAATAGTGGCGGATGGCTGAATAACCTGTTGGAAACGCAGAACATTATTCCGCTTCTGGCTGGCATCGGTGCGATGGGTTCTGCAAAGACGGTCCATCCTGGCGTTGCCTTGGCACAAGGGCTTGAAGCTGGGGCGCTGGCATATCCGAAGGTTCAGTCTCAGCAGGCTGAATTGGCCCAAACACAGGCCGCTACAGGTAATATTGGGGCAAATGCGACGAAGCAATTGCAAGCTAACGCAATCACTTTTAGGCGGTTAATGCAGGCAGGTCTCATTAAGAGAGACCCTGCGGGAACAATTGTTGATCCAGAGACTGGGATTCACTACAGCAATACGCAGTCTGGAACTTCAGTTCCTGGCAGCGAATCCAAGTTGCCGTACAAATATCTTGGACCATCGGCGCAGGCTTTATTGCCAAATTCCGCAGAACAATTTTTGAATGACTCTCCCGGCATTGGCATAACTCCGAATGGTGGGAACATTCGGCTATCTAACAAAATTATTGCTGACACCCAGCAAGCGGCTGCGGATGCCCAGACAGCAAAGACAATTCAGAACGAACAAGCTGCTGCGCTTCTGTCGCCGGATCGTAAGGGGATTTTATCGCAAGGCGCTCTCGCACCTGTTTTCCAACCCTATGTGGAGAAGTTCAACTCTTTGGTGACTGACTCTGGCCATCCTGAATGGGCAATCAGCGGCCTTGGTGATGCCCAAATCGCCCACAAGCTACAACTCGGACAAGCTGCCATGCAGTCAACTGGCGCTGGGCAACACGCCTATCAAGCTCTCAGCGACTTTACCCAACTTGCGCCCGGCGGGTCTCTTGATCCCCATGCAGCCGCTACTTTGATGGCGCAAAACGCCGTCGCCGCGACTAAGGCTATAGACCAGCGTAATGCGCTGGATGAAGCCAAGCAGCACGCGCCAAACGGAAATTACGAGGCGCAGGATATTATGACGGCATTTGACCGGGATAATCCGCCTGCGGTCTATAATGCCATGCGTGATGCAGTAACCTCTATTTATCAAAACCCAGCTTACGCCACGATTCACTCCGCACTAGCCAAGCCAGGAACGCCAGAATATCGAAAGACAATTAACACATTGAATGCTTACGGTACCCAGCGCGGAATACCGAATTTTGCCCGCGTGTTTACGGGGGGATAAAATGGCTGAACCGCAAGACGTAGATAACGGGTTGCTCTCGCAATTAAATGGCGCAAGCCAGAGTACGCCGGTCGCGTCGTCCACTGACGATATTGATACCGGACTTCTTCACCAGTTAAATTCACCGACACAAACACCAGATTCTGGCGTTGGGAATGGCGCGAAATCTTCACGCCACAACGCACCGACGCGCTTTCAACAGTCTGTGTCTCCAGCCGATCAAGGTGATCCCGAACTATCTTGGGCCGACACTGGAAAGCAGGCGATTGCTAATTTTCTCCCATCACTAGGCGGCGTCGGAACCTCTATGTTCGATGCTGTACTTCACCCAATTGATACGGCAACAGCGTTGGGCAACCTTGGCAAAGGGGCGTTTTCTCAGGCTGCTGGCGCTATAGGGATACAGCAAGACCCTGTTGAGAAAAAGCAAAATGAAGCTCTGATTTCTGCGCTGGAAGATCACTACAAGACAACATACGGCTCGGTTAAAGGGCTAAAGAAGGCGTTGGCGACCGATCCGGCCAGCGTAATGATGGATGCCGCCTCAATCATTCCTGGATTTGGCGAAGCGGCGGACGCTGCTGGGCTTGTAAAAACAGCAGGCGTTATCAACAAAGTCGGAAGTGCGGTCGATCCTATAGCTAATGCTATGCGCGTAGCAAAACTTCCCATGAAGGTAATCGCGCCTGTTGCGAGACAAGCTAGCAGCATTACTACTGGCCTTCCGGCTTCAGTTTTTAAACTAGCTACCGCAGTAGGGTCACATCCCGATCCAGCCGTTGGCGCGGCTTATGCAAAATTTGTGACCGGCCAAGGAGATGCTACTGAATTTCAGAGGGCGTTGCAGGGTACGATAGGGTCAATCAAGAAAGATGATAGTGACGCCTTCATGGCACAAAAGGGGCCGATGGCGCAGTTACCAGTCAATTTGACAAAAACCAAGCAGGCGTTAGCGGACGCAATCACCAAGGCCAATATGGGGGCTCAGGTCGGTCCGGTTCGCGGTGCAGCCATGAAGGCGATCAATGATGCCTCCGATATGGTCAATAGCGTGTCATCAAATCCCACGCTGGAGAATGTTGATGCTCTTAAGCAGCAACTTTGGCAGCTTAAGAATTTTCACCCGGAGGTTGCTGACAATTATATAAACGGTATCTATCACGGTGCGCGTGATGATCTGGTGGAGGCGGACCCCGCTTATGCTAAACTGATGTCCACATATCAGGATGCCATGCAGAATGCGAACGATCTGACAAAAACCCTTGGTGCGGGAAAAAATACTGCCGCTAGCGCGGCGCTAGTCAAGAACCTTCGTGCGATGAAAACTGGAACGGGCGAAAACTTACTTTCTCAGGTTATGGCAAAAGACCCCACCATTGGCGGAATGTTGGCCGGTCAGGCGTTGCACCCATGGCACGCTGGCGGGCGGTCCATGATCGAGGCCATGCTCGCCGCCCCCGCTGCGGGAGCCGTGTTCAGCCATCCTGGCGTTGCCGCTGCGGCTGTGCCAGCTTCTCTTATTGCGTCCTCGCCACGGATTGCGGGCGCGGTCAATTACGGAGCCGGTGCGCTGGGCAGAAAACTTGAACAGGGCGCACCGCTACCCAAGGCTGCTTACTACGCCGGTCGAGTAGAACAAGAGCAAGACACCCCCCAAGGTGATTCTGTCGCGCCAAGCCCGCTTGCATCCAATGGCAGTCTTCCGCGCAATGTCAGAAACAACAACGCCGGTAACATCATTGATAGTAAATTTGCGCGTAATCAGCCGGGATATGTTGGTTCAGATGGAGAGATGGCACAATTCGATACTCCGGAACACGGGCTTGACGCTACCAAATCTCTCCTAAAAATCTACGCTTCAACGGGGCGAGATACTATCAATAAAATTGTCGATAGCTGGGCACCAGCCAGCGACAAGAGAAATTCGCCGCAAGCGCGAGAGGATTACAAGTCTTATCTATCTAATCGTCTTGGGATTGAGCGCAATCAGCACATAGACACTAGCGATGACGGTTTTCTTACAAAGGCTGCAAAGGCTATGGCTCATTTTGAGGGTGATAGGGCCGCAGCGACGGGTGGCCGTATAATGCGTGCTTCTGGCGGAAAGGTTCGTAAGACACACGAAGAGCTTGTTCAGCGCCTTATGAACATGGCCAAGCAGGCAAAGCGCAAAGAGGATGATGGCACTAAGCCGCTGCTTAATGTTCCTGACAATGCTATTGTCAAAGCATTAGACGTGGCACAGCAGGCAATCTGATGAAGCAATGTACGAAGTGCAAAACTGAAAAGGCGTTAGACGAATTTCCAAAACGGAAATCCGCCGCTGATGGCCGCCGCAATGAATGTTGCGCATGTACTTGGGAAGCAAAACAAGCTTGGAACGAAAACAATAAGTCTAGGATTGCCGCTTACAACAAGGTGTGGGCTGCGAAAGACCCTGAGAAGACCAAGGCATCACAAAGGGCTGCGCGAGAACGGCTTGACCCTGAAAAAGTGAATGCGTGGCATAGACAATGGTATGCAAAAAATAGGGAAAAATGTCTTGCCAGAAACAAAGAGTGGCAAAGCCAAAATACAGCATGGCTAAAAGAATACGTTGCGCGAAATGAAGAAAAGGCAAAGTCGCGTCGGCAAAAATGGGAAGAAAATAATAGAGGCAAGGTTAGAGCAAAAGCTAGAAACTATCAGGCAAAAAAGCGTGGGGCGATGCCTTTGTGGCTAACTGCCATTCAACGCGCTCAAATATTAGAAATGTACGATGTAGCGGTTGCTTGTGGCACTCAGACTGGCGTTGAGCATCACGTCGATCACATCATTCCGCTACAGGGAAAGGCAGTAAACGGATTACACGTTCCCTGGAATCTTCAAGTCATTCCAGCTTTTGACAATCTAAGTAAGAACAACAGAATTGTTGAGGTGCACAATGGTATCTAGCTGGACCACTCAACGGCATATCGAAAAGCCTGCTAATGGCGATGATGTTGGAAATTGGAATGTCCCGGTAAACGCAGACTGGGACATTATTGATGCGTGCCTTGGCGGACTAACGACTTTGAATGCAACAGCTGCGTCTGGCGTTGTTACGTTGACGGTCGCACAGTATAGATCGCCAATCATAGAAATAACTGGCACATTGACAGCAGCCGTAAACTATCAATTGCCATCTGGTATTGGCGGCTTGTGGTCTATATTCAATAATACGACCGGCGCGTTCACAATCACATACTCCAACGCCGCCGCTGGCTCTACTGTCACACTGGCGCAGGGATACAGTAGCATTGTAGTTTCTGACGGGACGAATATCGGATTCGGTAGCACCCTTCCAGTCAGTGCGGCTGGCTCCAATACTCAGATTCAGTACAACAATAGCGGTGTCTTTGCCGGTTCATCAAACCTCACTTGGAACGGATCGATGTTACAGGTAGGCGGTGCATTTAGTGCATCGGGAAATGTCACGGGGGCTGTCGGTACGTTCTCTAGTCTGTCCATTTCCGGCAATATCTCCGGTGCTACCGCTGGTTTTAGCGGCAATGTCACCGTTGGTGGAACGCTTGGTATCACGGGCACTCTGACAGGCGCTCTAGGCGCGTTCAGCAGCCTAACCGTGAGCGGAACCTCGGCTTTCTCTACAAACCCAACCTATGCAAGTCATCCCATGTGTTCGGTAGTTTCCGGTCAGGCTGGCTATGCCGGGGGCATTGGCTATGGATCATCGGCAGTATCTGGAACACTTGCAGTTGGCGAAATTTATTTTCAAACGGTCTAAATGCCCATCTTTGTTGGAACGGGAACAAACAAGCAGATACAAGTCGCTACCATTGGTATTGGTGGCGGCAATAAGACCATTTTGCAGGGAACGATAGGAACGGCATCCGGTAATAAAAATATCTTCTCGTCTTTCACACCGTACACTGACACGTTTACGGGCGGCAGCGGAACGGAATTAGTCCCAACAAATGCTTCTAAAGTTGTCGTAACGGTTGATGGCGGCGGTGGTGGCGCTGGTAAGGGAACCGTCCTTGGCGGCGGTGGTGGCGGTTCTGGGCGCGCAGTAAAAACAATTAGTCTTACGTCATCAGACTGGGGTGCGAGCCTTTCCTATAGTGTTGGCGTTCCTGGCAATGGCAAAACTGGCGCAGCCGGTATAGGCGGCGGTGGTGGCATAAGCACAGTAACTGGCACCTTGACGGCTGGTAGCGTTTCTATGACTGCCAATCCTGGCACTGGTGGTGGCACCACAATGAGTTCTAACGGCTCTGGTGGCTCAGCCACAGGCGGCGACACCAATACATCTGGTAGTAATGGCTCTGCGGGATCGGGTGGTAATGCGGGCTCTGGAGCCCTTGGCGCTGGTCCTGAGAATGGCGCTGGTGCCGCTCCGGGCGCTGGCGGTGGTGGCGGATCAGTAAATGACGCCGCTGACGGCGGCAATGGTGGCAATGGACAGATTTCTTTTGCGTGGAGTTAATATGACTAAATCCATGATTGAAAAACTTTATACCAATGTTTCATTAGTTGGTGACTGTTTACTTTGGAACGGCGGGAAAAATAAAAAGGGGTACGGCGTCGTCTGGGATGAAAACCAAAAGGTTGTTGGCGTTCACCGTGCGGCCTTCAAAGCAATGAATGGAGAAATTCCTGCGGGGGCGTATGTCTGCCATTCCTGTGATAATCCAAGCTGCATAAGACCAGATCACTTATGGCTTGGAACAGCTAAAGAAAATACCTTGGACATGGTTTCCAAAGGCCGTTGGAAAAGTCCGCCACATTATCTTGGTGAGATATCTCCAAGGGCAAAGCTGGCAAATTCTGATGTTATGGAAATTCGCCGATTGCTAAAATCAGGTGTCTTGGACACCGAACTGGCAAGAAAATACACAGTGAGCAAGGCTCAAATATCTAAAATCAAAATGAACAGGGCGTGGCAGTCAGTGTGACATTTTTCAGCATTAGGATATAAGGTTGAAATGCGGTGCGCCGCGAAATGGGGTTTAGACAAATGAAAAACTTTAGACTATTGACTGCTATCGCTATTGCGATTTTGCCGTCCGCCGCATATGCACAGTCCCAGCAGGGCGTAATTCCTGGATTTATAGCTCCAGCCGGAATAGATGGATGTCCATCTAGTAGTCCGTGCTTCGTCCCGTATTCCGCCACATATCCGCTACCAACTACTCCGTCTGGCTCCGGAACTGGAAACGTCAACATCACCCAAGTTGGCGGCAATGCTGTTCTAACTGGTGCGGGAGCAACTGGAACTGGATCGCAGCGTACAACTGTAGCACAGGATGCAACTACGGTGGCGGGTTCGGCTCCGGGCACAGCGGGAACGCCTAGCACTAATGTTGTTAGCGTGCAGGGTGTTTCTGGCGGGACGCCGCAGCCGGTTACGTCAAGCCCCGGATCGCGCACCATCGTCCCGCTAGATGTTTCCACTGTGACGACGGGCGGTACCGCTGTTACGGCGCTGACGGCTGGCCACAGAACGGCTGGCGGCTTCCTGCTCAATCCAATTGGCGCGACTATCAATCTCTGCATCAATGAGCAGGGTACAGCATCGGGAACAACTTCATCTGGCGCGCTTACCTGCATTGTTCCGGGCCAGACATATAATCTCACGCCTGCCGCTGGTGCTGTATCGGTAATTACCTCGGATTCGTCGCATCCGTTTTCCGGTCAGGGGCTGAACTAATGAGAAAGATACTGTTCGGAATTGCGGCGTTCTTTGCGCTTTCGATTGCGGCGATTGCGCAACCTTATGGGCCCGGTCCTACTATTCCACCCTGCACAGCGTTCGGGACCACTGCTGGAACATGCATCCAAGGGGCTGGCGCGCTGGGCACTCCGACTTCTGGAAACGGGACTAACATCACAAATGTGAATGCCGCGACGCTTGGCGGCTCCGCTATTGGCACTTCCGGGGCCACGGTCCCGCTGCTCAACGGAGCGAACACTTGGAGTGGAAAAAATACGCTCGGCGGGGTTGCGCTCGATCCTAGCTGCACGACAACTGGGCCTAGCATCTGTGTTAATTCCAATGCAATTGCGCTAGTTGGCGGGACTTCTGGTTTTGTCTTCTATAATCAGGCGTTCAACACAACGGAAATGTCGCTGTCAAATGCGGGCGCGCTGGTAACTGCCGGATCGCTAACGATTGGAACCGTAGCGTCATCTACCGGATTGTTTGTCTGTGAGACAGCAGGTTTGATTTCAAGCGGCATCACAACCTGCGTTGCATCCGACAAACGCGTCAAGAATGATCTAGGCATCGTCACGCCTGAAATGGCTGTTGCCCGCGTGATGGCGCTCCCAGACGAGCATCGGTTCACATACAAACCAGGATATGGACCAAGCGGCGATCACACCGGCTGGTGGGCGCAGGACATTGCAAAGAGTTGGCCTGGGATCGTCTACAGAGGCAAACCAACGAAGCTCACGCCGGACGGCGAGCTTTCGATGGACCGGGCAGAAATTGGACCGGACACAACCACGGCAGTGAAATGGCTCATTTCAGAAGTCAGAAAGCAAAAAGCCGAAATCTCCAGACTAGAGCGCAGGCATTAAATCATGGCATACCAGCCATATTCACTCGTTGTTCCGAACACGGTAACGCCGACACAGCCGTATATTCCTTATAACGAAATCCCCGTGGAGGCGTGGGGAGTTGCCGGCGATGCGCAGCAAATCACGAATGCGTCGATTACTTCGGGCCAAGCTATCGTATCAGGGCACACATTTGTTGCCGCTGATGTTGGCAAGGTTGCCGTCTTTCTGCGAGCTGGAGCCTCTGTCTCCGGTGGTCAGCCGCAGACTATCATCACGACCATAACGGGCCTTTCCGGGTCTAACGCTATCATCGGCGTCAATGCGCAGCAGACGCTTTCTGGCACAGGCATTTTTGTCTGGGGCACCGATGACACCGCCGCGATCAATACCGCGCTTGGCGCGATAGGGCCTAACGGGTGCCTGCTGTTTTCCAAGCCAGGTTATCTCTTGACCAACACGCTTCAGGTCGGCGGTGGTGGTTCAGTCAACAACGCGAACTGGTGCAACAACATCAGGGGCGCGGGGAACCCCCATATCTATTTCGCGATTGCTCCACAAAGTCCTTATACGAATACACCGAACTGCTTTGTCCGCCATGCGTATTTCATCGGGACACAGCCGAATCAATACTATGCGATGAATCTTCTCGGCGGGTTCACGATGGACTTCATGAACACCGGACTGGATGGTGAAGTCGTCAATGGCGGCTATCGCATCTATGAAGAAAATCTCTTTACTGTTCATGCCTATCGGAATGATTGCGCGAAGATTGTTGGAAACTCTGATAACATTCAGCAATTCACTTCGATAAATCGCCATGTGAATGAGGCTGGGCTTCACGCTGAGTTCTATTGGTCAACGTCAAGCGGTGCTGGCTACATAGACGAAATTGCCTATTTCGGTTTCAGCAAGATCGCATGGGGGTTAAACTCCAAGATATTCAGCGCCACGGCTGGCCTATGGGGGTGTGCTAAATACTGCATCAACGCTGGATCAGGCGCTAACAATTTCATGCAGGGCCATACCTACAATGGCGCGCTTGATTGGGCGTCTAATAGGTCTGTAGCTGTTGGCTATGGTTCCGATCAGAACCCGTCTGCCGTTTTGTTTGCTGATGGTACTCAGTCCAATGCGCTTTGGGGTTCAAACGCTGGCGCTATCCTAAACTGTTTCCGTCGCCACATTTACAATAACAATGTGATTGAAGCGGCTTCAACTTCAACTCAAGCGACTGGCGGTATGTTTGCCGCTCAAACAACAAATGTTGTTTTAATAGCAATGCAGTTCAACAATATCGAACTGACTGGAGATTGGGCACAGCAGACGGTGAATATCAATTTCACTCCTGCCGGTGGCCAAGGGAATATCTTCTCCACACCCAATGCTTCTGGCAACGTCCCCCAGACTCTCTATGGAACTAACATCGTCACGGGCCAGGTTCTCGCTCAAACGACTTCTGCCAGTGGCCTAGTGAACTTTGGCGGCAATAATAGCAATGAAGTTATAATTACCGGAACGGCTACGGTCATTGTTAACAGTACGTCTATTGGCGGCCTGTTTATAATAAGAGACTTGACTAATGGTGGCATGTGTTCAGTTTTGTGGGTCCATGATGGCGGAGCGCCGACAGTAAATGCGGGCCAAACTACGGGTTTGACATTCACAGATACGTCTAGCGGACTAAAATGTGCAACGACTGGCTCGCCAACTACTAGAACATTGAGTATAGTTTCAATCGGCCCGAATGTTTAAAGGATTGAGACATGCTCAAGAAAATTATCGCCTATTTCAATCGCATTGCCGCAGCTATTGAGGACGATTGGGCTGATAATCAATGGTGAGGAAAATGGCATATGTCTGATATCTCACCAAAGCCCGTCGAAGGCTCCGTTGCTCCAGTTGAAGTTGTTTCCATCTGGAAACATCCGATGGTGCTCATCACAAGCATCATCGCTGCGCTTCCTCTCATTCTCGCTGCTCTAGTTCAATTGCAGCAGATACCGGGACTTCCGACAAACTGGATGGCTTGGATCGCGTCCGGCATTAGCGCCATCACCGCTCTGATAACGATCCTTCGCGCCCTTGGGCTTCTTGGCAGTCCGGTAATTACACCGACTGCGGCAAGAAAATTGATTCAATCCGACCCTGGCGAAAAGGTCTAGTATGCCATGGTCGGCGCAGATGATGTGGAACGGTTCATTGGTGCAATTACCCCGCCACCGGAAGGGAAAGATTCGCGTACATGGCGCGTTAATATCAGCATTATCGTTGGAGCCTTAGTCGTGGGAAACTGTTTCCATATCGCGTGGGCTTGCGGCTGGCTGACAATGTTCGGCCTGACGGGTTTCGCGCAGGCAAATGACATGAATGACCAGAAACATGCTCTGGCTATATTACAGGCAAACCAGTTGGATTCATCCCTGCTTAATACTCGGCAGCGCCAGTGCGAAACACTAAACCAGAACAATCCTGATGCGCGGCACTTCGCTACGGAGCGGCTTCAATACCTACTGGAACAGTATAGGCATCTGGTAAGTGCCGATTGGCGCATTCCAGAATGCAACGAACTATAGGGGTTTGTCATGTGGGGCGATATTATAGGCGATGTGATCGACTCCGTTGTAAAATATGGTTTCGATTTCTTCTCGAAACAAATGTCTAAGAGGTCACTAGTTAGCCAAGGTCAAGCTACCCAGGCCGCAGCTGAAACAGCTACCAGCCTCAATACCGAGACGAAAATCGCACAGGCGGAAACTGATACAGACCGCTCTGCGGAGGCCATGGAAGTCGCCGCCAAGAATGGGCAGTTCTGATGAGTGTCGTTGTTGGTCTTGATGGCAAACAGGTATTTGACGAATTACCGCGCGAAGACACGCCGGAATTTGTTCTGGAAAAACTTCTAGGTCAAATCAAAGACGGCACGGCACACGTTGACCGCCTTATCGTGATTGTGGAAGGCTCAATTGGAAGCCAGGATAATCACTATTTCACCCGCGCATCTCTAGCAACAAATTCAGAGGCGTTGGCCCTAACGGTTATTGGTCAGCGCATTCTGGTGGATGGCATCTTAGATGTTTAAACAAGTGCCCATTGTAGCCCTCATGGCTCTCTACGGCTGCGCTACGCCACCTCCAATCGACGTTAAGGTTCAGTGCCTACCGATGGTAACTTACACACAAGCGCAAGACACCGAATACGATGCAGAGCTTCGTGCCTTGAAGGCATCTGGGAGATATCCCACGACAATTCAGTATCTTGGCGATTTCTACGCCATGAGGAATGCGGACCGCGCCTGCATGTCTGGAACCAAGACAGGAAACTAGCGTTTCCGTCCTGATATTACCTCGGGGTCCGATATGCTGATTTCCTTACTTGTGGCTGTTTTGGTGATCGGACTCCTTGTCTGGCTTGTCCAGATGCTGCCAATTCCAGAACCATTTCGAACTGTAGCTATCGTGGTTGTCATCATCATAGCGATTATCTGGCTCTTGGAAGGCTTTGGGGGCGGTTTCGGCCTTGGTAGTCATTGCGCTAGGCTTATCGGCTGCTGAGCCTTCCTAGCCCCCTCTAAAGCCCTATATTCCCCGTTGCCAATCCCCTCTCTGTGGCGTAACGTGTGGGGGATGCGGCAGCGTGGAAAGCTTCGCGTGGTCAGGTCCTGTGGCGTCTGAGTAATTAACAGAAACGCGCGGATAATTGAGCCTGAAGGTCGCCGGATTTGCGCCCGGCCCGCATCGTCCATTACCGCCCATTCCGGGCACAAAGGGGTAACGAATGTCAAGTTTCTGGTCCGATGTCGAAGCCGCCATTGCCGCCGAAGCTACCAAGCTGAAGGCCGAAGTCGAAGCCGCCCTACCTTTCATCAAAACCCTTGTTGTCGCTACGGCTCAGGAACTTGGCTCTGCCGCACTTCAGGCCGTTGTCGCTCAGGCTCCGTTGCTTATCAGCGGGCAGGAGAAGCTCTCTGGCGCGATTTCGTCGGTCGGCAAGACCCTGGCTGCGGACGGTAAGGCTGCAGCCTTGACGGATACGCAGATCGCGGTACAGGCGGCTTATAACCAGCTTGGTCTTGGTAAGGCCCCCGCCGTCGCCCCGTAATTCCTTCGCAGGAACCCTCGCGCGTCTCGCTTTGCCTCCCCCAGTTAGAGACAGCGAACAACTTGGCCCGCTAAGGCGTTAAACCGCTTTAGCGGGTCTTTTTCTTGATCTTCGGACGCCACTGTTCCTCGAAGGTATCAAAGCTATCGCCAACCCGCCGCATCTTCCATCCCCAGCGACGGCATGTCTCGCGCATTTCCCTAGTGGGCTCTACGATGACGGGAATGAGTCCAGCAGCAGTGATGCCAGCTATAGTGCGTGTGAGCGCGCCAGTGCCGGGTCTAAGGGCCTGTATGGCGATCAGCCGAACGCGATCACCAGCAATCGAAACCACGACGCTATAGTGCCAATCATCGGCGGAAAGCCATGGACGCTCGCCGGGCTTTACAACAGTGCGGCCAGCCTTCGCCTCATTGCCGCGCATGAGGTCGTGAACACTTCTGCCGCGATCATAGACAGCAAAGATTTCCTCTAGGGCAGATTCAAGGTTCATCTTAGCCCCACCATCCCCGCCATGCCCCGTAAGCCAAAACAGTTCCTAAAAGAACTGCCCAGCAAGCTATCGAACCGATGATAACAAGGCCACAGCCTCCCCCACCAATATCCGATTCCCGGTATAATCCGTCATCCTCATAATCGTTAGATGGAATGCCCCAATTCCGCTTCATGGTTTGCCCCCCAGTTCTTAATTTAAGCCCACGGATTGCGGACCTTTGTAATCCCGCAAGTTTCGCATTGCAGATAGTAGCGTGTACCTTTGCCGTAGGCGCAGACATTTTCTTTCTGGTCGATGATCTTCCAGTGATGATCGTGTCCGACAAACAACTTAACTAGCCAGCGCCACATTGACCTTGCTCCTATTTTGTATAGAAATAAACCTCTTGGCCATCTCGCAAACAGGCGCTACGGCCAGATTTTCCAGTCCACTCTACAACTTTCTCTTGTCCACCAGCGCGGTCACACAAATCCATCTGCACCCAACCACCTATGATTATCACGGCAGCAAAAAACACAACGATGGCCGCTAAAATGGCATCGTTCATAGCGCACTCACCACCAAGCCCACACAACAGCACCCAATACTAGCATAGCGGATACGCATTGGAGAATGATGGTTAGGTAGGGGGTGGGGAGGCGGATGCTTTCCAATTCCCCCGTGGATTTGTCATGGGAACGGGCGAACTCGAAATGGCGTCTGTCATATTCGTAGCCACCTGAAACGTAGGCAGTCGATTTACTTGCGGCTCGCTTTAGCGTTTTAGTGTGCGATACGAGCGTTAGCTTTGCAACCATGACCTATCTCCTCACAACTTCGCCAGTTATCTTTTTCTTGAACTTGCTGTCCCGTGATCCTGGAAAGCGAGATTTCTTGCGAATACCTAGATGTTTAGACCGCTTCTTGTAGACCTTGGACTTCTCCGCAACATCGTCAGCACTTTTGCGATAACAACAATTGCCACAAGCGGGGGAAAGATTAGATTCCCGATTACTGCCGCCATTAACCAAGGCGATGACATGATCTGCCTGCCAATACTCTCCAGCCGAAATCTTTCTTCGGCATATGTAGCAGCAACCACCAGCGCTATCAAACACACGGACACGGACACGCGCAGGAATCGGTGTATTGTCATTCTTTCCAATCCACTCATCAGTTGATCGTGCCACCCGTCTTTTCTTTCTCTAGGGCTACAGCGAACTCGGCTGCAATTTCGTCTTCAAGAAACAAACAGCGGACACAGATTGGCCTATCATCGGCTTCACTCTCAAACACCGTTACCGTGGCCTCAGCCAACCCGCAGACACAGCATTTCATTCCGCTGCATCCAAGTCTTTAGCCGCAAGCTTTCCCAACGCGCTGGGCTTAAAGCGTCCTACGGAGCCCTCTACAAGCATTCCCTGACGGCATAATGCACGGGCCTTCGACAGATACGACACTGGAACATCAACCCAATCGCCATCATTGCGAGAGAATTGTGTTACCACAAGGCTAAGAACAGCGGCCCGTGGGATCACAGCAACCCCCGTCCATTCTGTGCGGCTTCGTAGTGGCTAATCTTAGGCAGGGCGGCTAACGCAGCCTTCAGGGCTTGCCCACTACCGTTTCTTGCCCCGCGCGCATATTCATCACTTCCGGTATCCGCTGCTGATAGTTCCTTGGCAACGCGCCGCACCGCATCAATCACGGCATCACGGCCATGGCCGACCAATTCCCGCAGTAAATCATCCAATGTATCGCCATGACCTGTCGCATAGCTGTTAGCTAGCATCCATTGGGCGACTTCTTCGCGGGCTTCGTCGGTCATTTATCCCCCATCATACGCTCAATCAGCCTTGCGACATTCAGGGCCATGGCTGCATTTCCTGCTTGGCCATCTGTCTGTAGGATAAGAGCGGTAATTTCTAGCCAGTCTATTGCTTCGCGGCAGGCGGCGTCTTGGCTGTAAGCGATAGGTATATCGGTCATCGCTTTTGGCTTTCGTTCGGTGCCAACAGATCGGCTAGCGCAGCAGGCTCGACACCCCAACGGGCATAGGCGATATTAACACATTCCTCAAAAAATCGTGAGAACTCTGTTTGATCCATCTTGTGAAATGCAATTGAACGAAGCACCAAAGTATCCTTATCGCCATGCGTGAAGTGGTCGAAGTGTCCCGTTTCGACCTTAAACGCGCGTTCGATCCACTCGGCATCTTTGCCAATGCCTTCACCGATACGAGCGCACAGCTTCCAAAACAGGCGATGATGGGCCAGATTGCGGGGCCGCGTAATCTCAACTTGCAACGGCTTCCCGACCGGCAATTCAGCCAGCGCGTTAGCAGCCTCCGCGCCATCAGGAAGCAACGCCACACCTTTCCTGATGGCAAAGATTTTCATCCTAGGTCGAAGCTCTTGGCCTGCATCGCGTCCATAACCTGCTTGTGCAAGTCTGGCTGCTTTTCCTTGAGATTAACCAGATGGGTTTCAAAGCGGGTTTCGAAATCGGTCAGGCCATCGAAATTTGTGATCGCCTTTATCCTATCAAGCGCCTTATGGGTCCATTCTTCCGCGCTCATTTTAGGCGCTTCGGGCTGCGTCGGAGCGGGTGCTGGCGGGGGCGCGGGCGGCGGGGTCGGGGCCGTGTTAGACAGCGTTGGCTCACCACGCACTGCGCCAGGAATGCTATCGACTTCGCTTTCATCAAGCCAGCCAAGGCCGCAGATTGAAAGCGTAGCGCGCCGCTTGGCCTTAGTCTCTGCTTTCATCAAAGCGTTAGCCAGCGCCTCGCCTTTCAAGCCGCCGATGCTCACGGCACCCTTGGCAATATCGGTGCGCCCCTGACCATTCTTGACCTTGGCTGTCACAATGAAAACGCCATCCCGTTCGGTTTCCGCCAAATCCTCAACGGAAACGGCATAGATTGACCGAAGCTGATCGGTACAGGCTCGCAACGCATAGAGCGTCAATTTGCCGTTAAGCGTGATGTACTCGAAAGGTTTGGTCATGGGGTTTAGCCCCACGCTCTCGCAAACCTTGGAGTAGTATTCCGCGCGCTGGGGCGGCGTCAGGGATGACAAATCACCCTTGATTAGAACCTGTTCGACAACGGCGGCGGATGGGGCAACAGTGACAGCGTTCATCAGCTAACTTTCCTTTGCTCTTCGATTTCACACCCGGCAACTGTAAAACCAGCGTCAACCAACTTCTGAGCTAGTTTCTGTATCAGGGCGGCTAGTTCTGGCTGGGACTTTAGGGCCTGATAGGCGGCATCCTGATCCTTAACGATTGCCAGCTTTACAACCTTTACGGATGCAGCGCGGCCATAGGCCCCCTTAATTGGAGCCGCTACAGGCGCGGGGACGGGCGCTGGGGCCGGTTCTGGCTCAATCGTGGTCCCAATGGGGGCTTTAGCTTGTTCGGCTTCCAGCGCCTTCCTACGGGCCTCCTCGGCCAGCTTAGCCTGACGAGCCGCTTCCTGCGCTTTACGGGTTTCATGGGCACTCAGCGCCTTGGCGATGGTGTCTGCCCCCGCCTTGGATTCCTTGACCAAGGGTTGCCATGCGGCGTCTACCGCCCGCCCAGCCTCTAGGTGCGGCTCTTTTTCGGCAGCGCGCTTCTTGTCAGCCTCCCGGCTCAGTTCCAGAAGACGGCTGCGGAGACTCTGGGCCTTGGCGGCGGTTTCGTCCGTGGTGATTTCCGTATATTCGTATACACCGGCCAGGGCGGCTTCGATCTGGTCTTTGAAGGTATCGACCTCTGGCGGTCCATTGTGCCCGATAGAGGCAGTTACGGCATCGCTTTCATCGTGCCATTTGCCAGTATTTACCCGATCCCAATATTGCTGTTCGGTGATAGGGTGCTGGCAACAGTACGTCCAGATTTCTTGCGGATTGATAACCTTCAGGTCAGCCACACCTGTAAGCCTCCCGTCCATTTCCCATATCGCTACGGGAATATAACCTGCCGCTTTCCCGGTGCGCTTGCGGTAGTATCCAGGCTGGGCATCTGAATCGTGAACCGGAGGGTTCTCGCCAGCCAAGGACTTCTGCCAGAAATCGTAAGTAGCCATAATTATCCCCTAGATAAAAACCGCAGCGCAGAAAATAAGCGCCAGCACAAAACCGTTATGTAGCCACCACACGGCAGACGCCTTCTCAGCCGGTGGAATGTATAGGCCCTCAAACATCGACATTGCGAGCCTCACGAAGTCTCTTGACGTGTTCCGCGATACCGGCGTTGTATGCATCTTCAGCATCGCGCGCCGCCTCATAGGCAATCCGCTTTGCTATGTCGGCTGCGATTCTTTCGTCGGGGTCATCTGTACTTGTCAGCCTGTTGCAACGCTTCATAGCCTCGTTCCACGCTTCCTGCGTCCGAACCTTTTCATCTAACAGGCTAGTGAGCATGTCTTTGATGAGGCTTTGCATCGGAATAACCTTTGCGTCCCGAACATCCTGCTCGGTTCTAACGCTATCGGCGCTCATGGCCACATATGGGCTAACATTGTCAGACATAACCGCTTCCCTTCGCCAATTCCGCTTCATACGCAGCATTGTCTCTCGCATACGCAGCATCTTCTGCTGCAATATCGGCTTCGATACTAGCCTTACGTTCCCAACAGACCTCGCACCACACTTCCAGCGATACGCCGTCGTTACACGCTCTCCCGGTTATCGGGTCATGGCACTGGCAGCAGAGAGGGTGATCGAACCAGGAATGGGTCATGTTAGTGTTCTACCGTATTGAGAATGTTGGCGAGCCGAATGATGCTTTCCATGGGAAGGCTTGTGAGCGCCCTGTCGATTAGGTCAGCGTTTCCGGTTTGGCCCTCCACGATATATTCGTCCCGCAGATCGGCCATCGCCGTCGCCAGCTTGCGGCCCGCGTCATATTCTTTTGAGGTATAAGCGGTCATATCGGCCTCCGTTGCTGTTGGAACCAGACTGTCACGCCAGCTTGACACGGTCAAGCGCTATTTACACGGACGGCAAAATTATTTATGGTGCTGGAATGACAGACAGCGAAATACTAGACAAAATCGTTGCCAAGTATGGCACTCAGGAACTTGCCGCAGAGGCGTTCAATGTAACGCGCCAGACCCTACACACATGGCGGAAAATGGGGATCACGCTACGGGGCAGATTCGCTGTCAAAGCCATTGCAGAGCG